AAGGTTCTTGGCACCGCCACCTCTTGACGCTGCCCTGTTAGCAAGCCTAGCCCTAGTGTTCTTGTTAAGTGCTCTAGTGCTCCCATCGAGTGCCAACTGCTCTTTGCCAAGTTGCTTCTGTAGCCTGAGCAACTCGCATCGGTAGGCTTTTCCATCAATGGCACCACGTTTCAGTGCATTACGTGCATCCAGAAGACCCTTGGTGTACCTCTGCATCGGCGTGCGTGTTGCCTTCATCGCACGCGACAGATCTTTTGTCATCCGGTTAGAGCCTTTGATGGCTGTTACCAGTTGAGTATTGTCAGCAACGATGTCCCACCGGAGTGCACCGATTCTCTGTCCCTTAGCTGCCATTGCTTAAAGCCTTTAATGCGTCGGCTGGGTCCATCATGTCTGAACCGCCAGACTCGTTCTTGTGTGTTAGATATGCGATCCACTGATCGACTAGAAGGGGACTTACTGAGTTCATCCAGTGCACCGGATCATCGATGCCAAGGATCTCGCAAATACGAAACACCCACCGCAACCTTACGTTGCGGTCTAGGTGTTTTGCAATTCGCTCTACTCTGCCTGCTCTTTTCCCTCGTCAGATCCCTCGATGATCTCGGAGATTTTATTCACCAAGTCATCAAGTTTTGCTGCGTCGAGTCCAAGCAAATCTTTAGCATCGCCTTCATTAAAGAGAGGCTTGCCGTTTTCGTCGCTGACATGGTCAATGATTACATTGACACGCTGTCGGATTCTTGCTTCAGGCTTCAGATCACCTTTGTCGTTAAACATGTTGGCGATCCGCGTTGATCGCTGAAGTTCTGTCATGGTTCTAATGTGTACCATTCCCCAACCCTCAATCTCTTGACTTGTGACGTCAAGCTTGCAGGAATCGAGAAGTGATTGCTTAGTTAGAGAAGTCATCGGTGTAGTCCTCGTTTTCATTGTCCGCTTCTGGGTCAAATTCTGCTGGCATTACGCCAGTAGTGTCATCTCCGAGCCTCTGAGTAATTTCTTCCTCGATGAGACTCTTATCCAGTGGTGACAGTCGTCCAATGAAACAGCATGGTGATCCGAACTTCCAGCCCTTGTAACCAACCAAGGTTCCATCGACAAGTATTTTGTACTGCTCGAAAGATTGCTCTTCGCCAGTAGCCATGTTCTTCGACTTGAAAGCCAGTAGTTCGATCTTCATTACGCTGCCTCTGGTGTGAAGGCGGGTCCAGTGTCTCCGTCGAAACCAAAGGTAACGCTTACAACAGCAAGGTTGCCGGTGCTCAGGTCGGGAAGGCTGTAGCTAGTGATGAAGCCGGTTCCTGCAAGAGTTGCGTTAGTTGTGTTCGCTGGGTCACCGATTGGGAAGGTGATAGTCAGAGTGTCAGTTGCACCGACGAGTCCAGTGAAGTCGAAGGATGGATCAAAGATGATCTCCATTTGGCACTCACCCGGGTCGGTCAGGTCGCCAGCGATGTACTTCATAAACCCAGTTGTGTCCAAGCAAGATGCGTCGATCTTGTCTTGTGTAAGTTCAGGCAACGTCAAACTTCGGACGCAACCGACGATTGCACCGTTAGTTAATACTGCCGTGGTCCCTTGACCAGTCATGCCTTGATAAGCCATCTTCTTCTCTGCCTCTTAAAAGGAGTTGTAGGTAACTTCAAACGTTTGAATTGTCTTGAACAGCCAGTTGTCTGTCCCATCGTTAGGTTTGTCCGCCAAGTAGATTCTTCCAGATGCTTGGCTGACTCCCTTAATCATTGTTCCATTGTGTTCGCCAATGAGTCCATTTAGCGATGCCCTTATGACGCGATGCAGTGCGTCAGCCTCCGAGCGTGTCTGCCCGTAGCACTCTATCCTGATCTTTGCGTTCTCTAGTCCAACAAAACCCGATAGGCAGTCAAAGGACTCCTCGTGGATGATGTAGAGCAATGCTGCTGGCATGATCGAGTCTTCGGGGATGAAGTCAACACAGATCCTGTTGCCTGCAACTGCAATGACGTCAACGTCACTTGCTATGACCGTTCTGACTGTTGCTGCTATGCTCATACTCGCCTCATTGCTGACTTTATAACTCTGGTCATCGCTTGTATCTGCAACTGCTGGGTTGACATGCCAGCAGGTCTTAGCCACTCTCTCTTTGGCAGTTGGTATCTCTTCTTGGGATCGCCCCACAGTTTAATGTTGGCAGGACTCTTGCCGTTCATTGGCTCATGAGTGTGCCCGTAGTTGTATGCGTAGTAGTTCGACCCAACCATTGTCAGGCATGGGTAACCCGGCTTCCACTTCACTGTCTTGACTTGTATAGTGTTGCTCATGTCTTTGAGTTGAGCACCAATTCTTTCCCGCCTTGGCTTTGCACCCCACTTGGCACGAGTGCCGGTCTTCCTTGAGTCGCCAAGTGGTCCATCGTTCGGCGTCTGCCTCTTGACTACCGCTATCTCAACCTCTGCTGCGATCCTTACGATCTCTCCTGCTGCCTCGGTTGCCTTCTTCATGACCTTGTCGTACATGCGTTTTGGCAACATCTTCATCATCTTGTCGATCTGCTTGGAGTTCGACGCAATAGAAACGCCCTGACCGCCCCGGACACCCTTGCGTGTGTTACGCAGTGGTGCCCTTGTGACGATCCGGTTCGCTTCTATTTCCATCTGCTTAAAGAGTCCCACTTAGTTGTTTTCCCCTCTAAGTTCGACCCTAACTTCCATGCTTATGCCATCAGGGTCCGAAACACAGGTTATCCCGTACTTCACACCGTTGATAACACACCTATCCTTCACAGTGACCTCACCGATGCCGAAGAACTCACCGAAGGCAACGTGTGTAGTCTTCTCGTTGACCATGCGTCCACGCAAGACCTCACCACCTACGGTCGTCGTCAACTCGCAAGGCCAGCCCTGCGTCAAGATCGTCCACTGCGAATCGTCGGAGTAGGTTGGCTGACCATATTGATCCAGCGAACCAGTGTGCCGATAAAAAGTTGCAGCGTGACGCCGAAAGCCGATCCTCTTCCTGATACTCATGGGTAGGATGACCTCATCAATAGCGTTACGATCTTTTCGTATGCTATCTCTTGACTGTGCAGGGCTGACCCTTCCTGTGCCGGATCGAAGAACCATTTGCCGACTCCAAGCAGGATTGCCGCTTTGAACAGTCGAGGCATACAGCCCGCATCAGATCCGTATCCAGCCGTGAACGCAATGCTAACAGCATTTGGGTTTCCAGGCTGCACACAGGGCCACTGAGTCTCTGGCGAAGGGAATATGCTTCCCCGTGCCGAATCAAAAACGTAATCTGCTGCATCCATAGTCTGCTCAGTGCCGTCTTCATCGACGTACTTCACAGAGCTAACGGAGGATACAGCCCGACTCCTAAGTCTGACTTCAACAGATGTATCAGGATCATTCCAGTTGAACTGAGTCTGAAGATACGTTGCAGTTATCAACTGCCTGTCAAGGTCTTGCTCAAGACGCTCTGCTGCCGCTTCAGTTAGAAGGGTCAGATTTTCGTCGTGAGTTGGATCGTTTGCGTTTAGTCTTAGATGCGACTTTACTTCCGCCAGCGTCACTGGCAGGTTCTGCACTGGTGACGTTCTTTTTATCGCCCAGTTTGTTGTCATCTTTAACTTCCTCAACCGATCCAAAGGATACCAAGGTTCTAGCAACACCGATGTTTGCTATCACCACAACGGACCCCACCTTGTGACCAAGGCAGGGTCTAAGAATTTTGACCTTCATACTAGGAGATGGTCACTTTGCTGAGAACTTCTGGGTTTGCACTTGCGATGTCAACTCGCTGAGTGCAGATGATTCCGACTTGGTCGTTCACTGCGAACAACTGATCCAGAACCTTGAAGTTCAGTTGGCGACGATCACCGAAGTAGTGGCTGACGCTGAGGTCACCGAATACTGCGATCAGGTCGCCAGTACCAGCACCAGCACCAGGAAGTGCGTTCACCAACTCGACTGGGTAGCCGAAGAGTGAACGGCTGACGCCGGAAGCCAAGTTGCTGTCCATGTTTCCGCCAGCAGCGTTCAACAGATCGCGAACTTGACCATTCCAGAGTGTTGGACTCATGTACCACTTGTGGTTCAATCCACGCTCTTGACCAGCAGCAACAACGGCAGCAGTCAAGTCAGTGAGTGCAAGAGCACCAACCGAAGCGACATTGGTATCGGCAACCAGTGCATCGCCTTCGATGCCGCCGGTGTAGATGTTTCCGCCTGTGAAGAGATTATTATCCTCTTCGCGGGCAAAGCCCCAAGCCAAGTCACGAACGATAGTGTCAGTCATGCTGATAAGCGAATCTTCGCTGATCTCAGTTGACATCTTGACAAGACCAGCCATTTTCTCGGCAGTCAGCGAAACCTGAGCGAAAGTAAGGTCGCTCTCGGTGATGGGGGCAGCCTCTGCAGGGTAGAAGATCGTCGAGTGTCCGACCAACTTAGGAACAGTCCAAGTCATCGCACCCATGACAACTCGTCGGCACACGTTGCG